TGTATATTCAGAAAAAATTATTGATAATCGCCAACCCCAGGTTGGGTATTTTCTTTTAAAACAAATGGAGATATAAAATGTTCGGTGGCGAAAGAATAATAAAACAGCCTCCAGGCTATCACAGATTGGAGGCTGTAAAAAAAAGAAAATTAGGGGACCGAGGGTCTCCGGAAACAAAGTTAAACATTAAAGTTTGAAAATCATGTTATTATTAATTATTTCTTTTTTGGTTATAGCAGTTTATACGGCAGCAGTTTGTATAAAGGCAAAAGGTGTACCGTACTCAATTAGTGCGACGTATTATACTCTTGATCATAAATTGATCTTTGGAGCAAGCATGGCACTGACGGCTATGTTCCTATTCCCGGTCATTTGGGAAATGAGTACAACCTTTACTATGCGGTTGCTGGCGATCGCAGCCTGTATCGGTTTGATTGGTGTCGGTTTGGCTCCTGATTTCAAAGACACTTGGATAAACCGCATTCATTGTGGATCGGCGGCATTGACGTTGCTTTCTTCTCAGCTATGGGTTGGCTGCACGTCTTTCTGGTGGGTTCTTATTCCGGTGTGGCTGGCTTTTATCGTTTACACGGTAATAGGCATGAGTAAACGGTTGAGTGGTAATATATGGCAGGACTTTGTATCAACGAAGCCGATGTTCTGGTGTGAGATTGCAGCGTTGTCTACGACTTTTGGCGCGTGTGGACTTGCGCTTTAGAAATCTACCATAAACAGAACATCTACCTTATATATTAAAACACGACAACCGGTAAAATGTCATATATCCGGTTGCCGTGTTTTTTATTGCCTAAAAATAAGTAGGTTATTTAGCAGTATGGAAATAAAGCGCGGAAATACGGTAGTTTGTGACGTTTATCTGAAAGATAACAGTTATACGGTCGAAGAGATCATGGGAGAGGACACTCTTATCCTGAATTTTCTTTCCCGTAATGTGGTAGAGCTTCAGATCAACGACTATATAGACTTTGAAGGGACAAAATACAAGGTCCGGCATAACGAGAAGGTGACGAAAAGGGAGACATCTCTTGGTTGGGAATATACCGTTCAGTTCTATTCAAGTCGGTATGACCTTTTGGATGCAGAGTTTTTCCTTCATGGTACACCGGAGCGGAAAAAGAACTTCGACTATTACACCGGTATCGCCCGTGACTGGCTAACCCTATTTGTCAAAAACATGAACCGTACAGGATCTGGTTGGGTGGCCGGATCCTGTATCGAATCCCGGATGATTACCCTTTCTTTCAAAGATAAGAAAGTCGGGACGGTACTTGACGAACTCATTAAAGAATTGGATACGGAATACTGGATATCCGGCCAGACAATAAATATCGGCAGGAGGGAGTATTCAAGCAACGGCCTTGTCTTGGCACAGGGCGAAGGAATGGGTTTTACCGAACTGGAAGTGTCCGCTGTTGATGATACGCCACCTGTGACGGTTTTTTATCCATACGGTTCAGATAAGAATCTCGGTCCCGATTATGGCGCGGATTATCTTCTTCTGCCTGATGGTCTGCTTTCTATCGAAAAGAATGTAGAGAAGTACGGCCGGATAGAAAAGTCCATGCAATTCGACCATATCTTTCCGAAAGGAGAGTTTGCCGTAACAGAAAAGATCGACGATTACACTCTGAGAGCTGCCGGTATGGATTTCAATCTTACCGATTGCCTGTTGGACGGGGTGGAAGTGATCGTTACATTCCAGGATGGCGGCTTGGCTGGCTATGACCTTGCAATCGTTGAAGACAGTTGGGACAATGACTTGAAACAGTTCAAACTAAAGCAGAATGACCAGGAAAACGCCTTGAAAGTTCCCGGTGACATTAATTTTTCTGTCGGTGACAAGTTTATCCTTACCGGCCTGAAAATGCCGCAAAGCTACAGGGATAACGCTTCATTACAGCTACAGGAAGAGGCGCAAACATGGTTGGATGGCAAGTGCGAGAAACGCATCCAGTTACGAGGAAAATGTGATGAAATTGTTTTTCGTTTGCAAAATATCTTTATCGCCTGTGGCCAGATGGTTGGCGTATATTCTGAACAGTTGGATATCGATCGAGAGATTCGTGTTACCAAAATAAAAAGGTATATCGAGAAAGACGGTACACCTTCATACCGGTATGAACTTACCTTGTCCGATTTCCTTGAATCGAATGGTTTTAAGGATCTGGTGGATGATGTGAATAAAGTGCCGGAAGAGATTGAGGATGCGGTTAAGCCGGTTCGGGAACATACGAAACGCTCATGGCGGGACGTGATGGAAACTTTGGGCATGATGTTTGACCCGGAAGGGGATTATTTCACTGAACTTATCAAGCCGTTGGCCGTGCATACGGCTCAACTTATCGTCGGCACCAATTCCCAGCAGATGGAGCTTATAGGGATGAAGTTTATTCCGAATGCGGACAATGATGCCAACTATTTCAAGAATACGACAGGAAAGTTAGTACACTTTACCGTTAGCGAGGAAATCCGTGAATGGGCTATTCCGGCGGCTTCTTTCCGGCTGAATAATTCGCTTGCCTATTATGTTTATGCCAAATGTCCAAAAGAAGGAACAAATGGCTCAATATATGTCAGTGAACGGCAGATAAAGTTAGAGGATGAAACAGGGTTCTATCATTTCTGGGTAGGGGTGCTCAATACTCCGGAGGATGGCGTACGCTCTTGGCTTCCGAATTATGGATACACTGAGATTGCCGGCCAGACGATCACGACAGGATTGATAAAGGACAAGTTAGCCCGATTGGTGATTGATCTGGTGAATGGGACTATAACCGGACCTGTGATATTCAAATCCGGAACATCCGGTTATAATAACATTTCCGACCGTCCTAACCTTCAACCGTTGTATGATGGGGTAAATGATGCCCTGACGGATGCAGAGAATGCGTCAAATGTAGCCAACAACGCCCAATTGACTGCAAATAACAAGGCAAGGGTATTTTATCAAACGACGGCTCCAACATCGGGTATGCGGACAAATGACTTATGGGTGGATGGGGAGAATATCTATAGATATAGCGGTTCTAAATGGGTTCTTGCCTCAAAATATGACAATACAATAACGGAGATCAATGGCGGACTCATAACTACGGGTGCGATCGCTTTTGGAAGCACAGGTGGAATGTCGGCGTCTGGTACAATCCGTATTTGGTCGGGAGGAACAGCCGGGGCGAAAGGGCAACCACCCACTGATCCGACATTTAGCGTTGATAGCTCAGGTAACGTGATTTCAAATGGGACTATTACAGCAAATGATGCCATTTTATTAAGAAATGGACAAGCTGGGATTACAGGATATGGCACATCTAATAGTTCTATAAGATTTTGGGCTGGAGGTTTAGTTCCAGAAAGTGCAGATTTTAGAGTTGACCAAAGTGGAGATGTTAATGTTAGAATGTTAAATGCTATAAGTCTCAATGGAGGCACATCTAATTTTTCAAGCATTTATTTAACCGACAAATCGTGGAATAATAACTATGTTAATCTGTTTGCAGCAAGAGAAGCTCAAGGTATGGAAATTCAAAGAACTTATCAAGGTATTTTAGGTAATATCGGAAAATTTATTGTAATGAAATACAATCCTGATGCAACGGCTTATCGGGAAATAAGTTTTTTTGTCAGACATTTTAAATCTGATGCCTCATGGGTATTTAGGACTTGTGTAAAAGCAAGTTTCTTACCAACGTTAACCCAGATTAATGATTTAGATACATCTGGAACAAAATATAATGTAAAATGGGATAGTGCAACAGGTTTATTATATATAGAATAAGAAGATGAATTTAACATTGAAAGACAGAGTATTAATACTCAACACCGTGTTACCACAGTTTGACACGAGAAAAAACATGGAACTGAAAGTATCGATAGACAGTAAGATAGCGATCTCGGAGGTTGATCAGAAGCGTATCGTTATCAAGGATATGGGGAGTGGTCAAATCAACATCGGATTTACCGATGCAGCGGCCATAACGGAAACAACAGATATCGTTTTGACAGACGAAGAACTTCAATACCTCAAACAACGTGTTGACTTCATAGATCGCAACGGCATGTTCTCTGAGTTCACGATGCCGACGTATGTCAAAATTTTGGATGAACCGCTAAAAGAGGAGTAACCGGGCGAATAATATAAAAATCCGCCTCCCATCTATCACAGGCCGGAGGCGGAGAAATAACAAACACTGCCTTATGGCAATGAAAAAACTCGTAACAAAGATGATCAAATAAAACAGAAGGAGGTGTAAAGTGAATGTAGAATTAACTGACATCCTGACAATCATCGGAACATTGGGAGGATTCGAGGCGATAAAATGGGGGATTAGCTTCTATACGAACCGGAAAACGAATGCGCGTATCGAGGATGCCCATGCCGATGTAGAGGAGTTCAAGGCTTTACGTGAGTATAACGAGTTCCTGCAAAAACAGCTATCAGAAAAAGAAGAACGCTTTGTAGAACAAACCGGAAGGCTTCGACAGGTACAGGATGAGCTTTTTACTTTGAAAGAGAGCTATTCGGATGTCAAGCTTGAACTTGCCATGAAAAGATGTGAGAGAAAGAAATGCGGTGATCGTGAACCGCAGAATGGGTATTAATAATAGGAGGATAAAAATGAAAAAGAATAATTTACCAAGAGGTTTAAGAAATAATAATCCCGGAAATATCCGGATTAACGATGATTTGTTTCAGGGAGAAATCCGTCCAAGCAAGGATAAGTCGTTTAAGCAATTTACAACAATGGCTTACGGATACCGGGCTATGTTTAAAATATTGTCTAACTACTTCAAAAATTACAAGCTCGACACTATCCGTAAGCTGATTACCCGTTGGGCCCCACCGGAGGATAATAACCATACGGAAGCCTACATTATGGCTGTATCTGATTATGCCGGAATTCCAGCTGATGATTCGATCAATGTGAACGACCGTGAGCAGATGATCCGTATTGTGTCCGGAATGAGCCGGGTGGAGAATGGACGGGAGGCGGAGATGAGTGATATTATTGCGGGGTGGGAGATGCTATAGCTCTTGTCCCTAGAAGCGCTCTTTGAATTGTTGGAATTACCGAATTATGATTTATAGCATACATAATTGATCTGATCAAGTATTTAAAATTTGTATTTTTGTATTGTATTTATTGAGTTAAGATGATGGAGCAAAAGAATAACGTGGATGCCATATTGTTTCATATTGAGCATTCGAAGCCAATTGAAATATCAGAGTTTGTGACTTCTTTGAATGCAATTGGAAATCTTTTTTCTTTATTTGCAAAGAAAAATGGGGATTGCAAAGAAGCTGCTAAATCCAAACTTTATGTAGAAAAGATAGAGGAAGGATGCATTGATATAATCCTTTGTGAAATAGCATCAGCTGGAATACTTCCGTTTATAGAAAATATGAACATCATTCTTGAATTTTCATCTTACATCAAGAATGTGTTGGATTTCTTTACGAAAGGTGTTGGGCTAAAGCCTGATTTAGATTTGAATGAATGTAAAAATTTCAAAGACCTCGCATTGGTTACAGCCGGTGATAATAATGGGATTACGACAATCGGAGCCATCAATAAGGGAGATAAAAGCAATATATATTACAACTGCACATTTAACTTCCAAGAAGGTAATAGTGCTCAAAACCAGTTGGAAAAGGAAATTAAATCCATTAAATCCGTTCAGCCTGTTACAGATATGTATTCAAGGCAATTGATGACCATATACCAAATGCGTAGTGATATGGAGACTGATAAAGGAAACATGGCTGTGATTGATGCTATATCTAAAAATAAAATGGCAGTTGTGTTTGAAACAGATGAGTTAAAAGAAATGATACTTCATTCAGATTCAAACCCAACAAAGAAAGCATATCTAGTTGATGTAGTTTTACTAACTGTAAATGGAAAAATTGCAGCTTACAAAGTCATGGCGTTACATGATGTCATAGATTTAGAATAGCGTAATTATTTCATATCATCATAGGGCGGTAATTTCAAGTTAAGAGATTTACCGCCTTTTTCATATCCGGGCGGCATCCAAATATGGGTATGGCTATGAAATATTAATCATGAAAACTTGGCATGTAATACAGATTTTGATTCTTTGTTTTCTCAGTTTTCTGACCGGCCGATGTACAAAGAGGGCAGAGATCGATTTTGTCCAAAAAACAGATACTGTTATCCATCGTGACACGATTCGAGATAGCATCCCTTATCCTGTCTACGAAACAGTAATTCAGACAGTGCCGGAGATGTTTCCCATCTACATTACACTCGAGGGAGATACAGTGAGAGAGCCGATCTTTGTTCCGATCAGGATCACACAGAAAGAATACTTGACGGACGATTATCATGCTTGGGTGTCTGGATATAATCCTTCACTCGATAGTATTGATATATTTCGAAAGACAATGTCTATAACAAAACGGCAGTCATCCCGTCGCTGGGGAATAGGCATCACGGCCGGTTATGGGATTGGCCGAAATGGCTTATCTCCATATGTAGGGATTGGGGGATATTATAGGATTTGGTGAACTACTACCGCTAAATTTTCAGTTTAGCGGTAGTTTGTCAAATATGTGATTAGGGTTCATTTAAAAAGGAATCGGAAATAGTTTTGTTATTAGAAAAATAGAAGTACATTTACTGGATATTTTGCAAAAATAACATTTATATGAAGTTTTTTTATCAAACGATGCTTGTATTGTCGAGTGTTTTTTTGTTTTCTTGTCATCAAATATCGGATAGGAAGTTAAGGTGTTATGAGAATCCTTTAAAAACAACGGACAGTACTGAATTGTATATAGCTGATCCTTTTATCTATAAAGCCGGTGGTTTATATTACCTGACAGGTACGACTGCATTGCCGGAAGGAGAAGGATTTGCTTATTATATTTCTTCCGACCTGATTAGGTGGAAGTATCAAGGTCTTTTGTATCGTAAACCAAAGGATCACATCGGCTGTTATGGCTTTTGGGCTCCAGAGGTGAAATATTACGAAGGGCGGTTTTATATGACTTACAGTTGTTATATGAAAGATTTGGATCGGATGCTTACTTGTCTTGCTGTCAGTGAAAAGCCGGGAGGACCGTTTATAGATCTTTATACTCCTTGGTTCGACTTGGGCTATTCTGCCATTGATGCAGACATTTTTGTTGATGATGACGGGACGCCTTATGTATATTTCAGCAAAAATGGAATGCAGGATACGTTGGCTACTGGTGAACTTTATGGGGTGAAATTAAAAAAAGACCTTTCCGGATTGATGGGGGAACCTGTTTTTATATCTGGCGCTTCGCAAACATGGGAAAAGGTTAACTGGGATAGGAACCGATGCAATGAAGGTGCTTATGTGTTTAAAAAGAATGGAAAGTATTATATGACTTATTCCGCCAATGATACCGGCTATGAGTTTTATGGAGTAGGGGTTTCTTATGCGGATAGTCCACTGGGGCCTTGGGTAAAGAGTGAGGATAATCCTCTTTTGACTACGGATCTTCCTAAAGGGGTTTCTGCACCGGGACACAATTCGATAGTAGAGGCTCCGAATGGTGATCTGTATATTGTTTATCATCGCCATGCTGATGTGCATTGCCAAAAACCGAATTGGGATAGAGTGGTCTGTATGGATCGATTATTCTTCGATGAAAAAGGTAAGTTATGTACTGATGGGCCATCTTCTTCGTTACAACAGATTTGTTGGTAACCTTAATTTAGTTTTAGTGTTATAATGAACAAAACCATTAATCCGAGGCCTTTCTCCTTTCCGGAAAAAGACATTCAATTCGATGGAGCAATCCTCTGACAAATCAACTCTTAAGAAACTACGAGCATCCTAAGTAACGATCTTTTTACTCGAAACAGAGTGGTGGTTAGCGGATTTTTATTCAAGAAAAACTGTGTTAGCAAAGTTAATATTTTATTCTTTGCTGACACAGTTTAATTTACATCCTCTTTCGTTTTGAAAATTTGTACTTTTCGTTTTGCCAATTATACTAAGTCAAAAGATATATGTAATTTCTTTTGTTTCATTTCTATTTAATTTTTAGTTCATTAGTTGATCCATCCATTCAACAGCCTCTTCAATAGAAGCGGCTTTTTTAAACTCTTTGGTAACACAATATCTCATATACTCACAACAAAGTTCCTCAGAGTCATTAAAATATATGTTATAGGCTCCGTTATCGTCCGCTCCGGTACAGGCTATCCCCAATTCCAACGCTTTTTTCACATTTTCTTTATCACGGGAAAAATAAGCATAAGTATCACCACTGCACCCCTTTAATCCCACCAATCTTATCAATGGTTCCATATTCATATTCTTTAGTAGTTATGATTCAGATAAATATTTTATCAAACTCTCTTTGTCTTTGAAAAGTCTTTTATCCCATTTGGGATAATTGTTTCTGGGTACACTAAGTCCATCTGACAGCTTATAAACCATAAAGAAATTATCATCAGCATAGGATATTTCGATGATTATTTTGCTTATAGTTGTATGGATAATGTTATCCCCGCTCAGATAGCATACGCTATCTCCTACGTTAAATTCAGTATCTATATTCATACCTTTTTTAAATAATAACTGGGTAATCTTGTTACTAACAAAAATAAAAGTTACTTTTGTAAAAAATCAATCACTTGCAAGATGAGGAGTCTTGCTGTTTTTAAACGAGGTCAAGCGTTTTTATATGATTGAATAAAGTGGATGCCAGATTGCCGTCTGCATTCACTTTTATTTAATATTGAGTTATCCAATCATTGTGATTATCGTGAATGTTGCCAAGGCGCAGGCTGCCATTTTTCACCATAAAAAATATGTCAGCCGCAGTAGGCATATTTTGCCATGACAATTGAAATTGACATAAGATACTATTCCACTCAACAACTCTAACATTCTTTCCTGTTGGGTCATTCATTATATCACCCTCGTAAATCTCCTTTCCGCTCTTGTCTTTTAGGCCAGTGTATTGACCTATAGTTGTTTTATCACACATAACTCCAGACAATTGAAAGAAGTTGTGGGTTCTAAAGTTAGAAACCACAAACATCAAAACAGCAGTTTCCCATCCTTCTTCTCCATCACCGCATTGAAAACACTTTTATAGGTTTCATATAATTCTTTCCTACTTTCCGGTTCCGACCAATCGGCAAAAGACTCTCCGGCAAAGAATTTCCAAGCAAAGATACGTTTAGCTTTTTCGGATAAGCCTAATTGATCGATTATGTTCCGGACATCCTGCATACGTTCCCGGATATATTCGGTATGATCTGGGCTGTCGTCGGGTTCGTCGATGATATTCAGCCGTCGCCAATCTACATTCTCATCTACCGGAATAGGCTTGTATTTATGCCGGTATGGAGACGTGTCCGAGGTAACGTTTAACTTTATCATTTGCAGGATATAGAAGTCAAGTTCAGTGTATTTACCCTGTTTGGCTTCCATTAATCGGGTGAGATACTCCGGGGGCTTTTGAAGCAGCATACACATTACCTCGTTCAATACGTCAATAGCTTCGTCTGTCATTCCGGCAAGTGAGCAGTGATACTTAGCGTAATCCAGCCACCTGTCGTAACGTTTTTCAATATATTTATTCAATGCCTCACTTGCCATAGTCGTCTTTATTTGATATATTTGTTGTTGATTATGAGTGGGTGGCGCTGTGAGGCGCTGCCTTTCTTTATTTAAAATATTTGTACCTTTCTTTTTCGCTAATCGAGTAACAAAATAGAATAGGCATCCTAATGATTTTAGAATAATCCATATAATAAGAAACAATTCACCTATACATATTAAGATAATAAAAGGAGCGGTTAGTAATGATGCTATGATTCTTATATCTATTTTCATGCTTATTCCTCCTCTTCGTTCGTATCAAAAAGATTGGCTACCATATCGACAATATTTGTCTGGATATTATCTTCAGCCCCCAATACGGCATTACTGATGTGCTTTTTCTCTTCGATGATCCGATAGAGCTTTTGGTCGATTGTCCGACGGCCGAGCAGGTAGTAGCAATTCACAGAGTCTTTCTGCCCGATGCGATGGGCACGGCTTTCTGCCTGATCACAATCTGCATACGTCCAAGGTAGCTCAATAAAGGCGACATCGCTGGCTGCTGTGAGCGTAATACCGGCACTGGCCGCTTTAATGGAACAGATGATAACGTCCGTCTTCGGATTCTTTTGAAAGGCATCGACAGAAGCCTGCTTCTCCTGCATATTCTGTCGTCCGGTGACGCAGACGGCGGAAGGAAAAGCTATCATCAGGCGGTCTACAATTTCATGCAGGTTACAGAACAGGATGATCTTTTTCCCATTCTCCCGAAAGTCCTTCACGAAGTCGATAACCTCTTTCAATTTACCGCGTGCAGTAATATCTTTCAGAATACCAATACGAACCATCACTTCCCCTTTCAGTGACTTTTGGATTTTTTCATCATCTGCTTCCTTGTAGCGTTTCAGGTAATCGATCAGATCGCGCTCCGCATCCATATATTCCTTGCGGTTCGTTATCTCACAGGAAACAATCTGACGCACTTTATCCGGTAGTTGGGTGAGTACTTTCGACTTTTCTCTGCGGAAGAAGCAGTGTTGCCATAGCTTATAATTTAGCTCCTTTAGATTGCTCGCTTGGTTAGGACCGGAACAGTACCGAAGCATAAAACCTTTCCATCCACCCATATCGATCATGCGATCCATAATACCCAATTGTGCAACCAGATCCTTTGGTTTGTTGACAACAGGTGTCCCAGTCAGCAAGATGATATATTCTTTCCCGGATGCAATGCCTTTGCAAAACTTGGTCTGCTGGGTGGCCGTTGATTTGACTTTATGCGATTCGTCGATTATCACGGACTTGAACAGTTTGATCGTGTTGTGAAATTCGACATCTTTCAATGTCCATTTCTCTGCTTTCATGATCCGCCGGACAAAGTATTTTCGTAGGCTTTCGTAGTTTACGATAAAAACCTGGTTCATGCCTGTCTGCCAGAAGAAAGGCCAGCTATCGCGGACGGAATCGGTTAATACCATCGCTTTCTTGTCTGTAAACTTATGCCATTCCCTTTGCCAATTGATCTTGACAACATTCGGGCAGATTACCAGGCAGGGGAAGGCGTCGGCCTTGTTGATAGTGGCGATGCTTTCAAGTGTATTGTGCGTTACAATATAATTGTTTGTCAGATACAAATGATCCGGAGCGGTTACGCTTATACATACGGAATCTTCCTCTCTAATATATTCGATAGACGAGATATACCGTGAACAATAGTTCGTCTTTTTGATGTTCCATTCGGCAGCTTTCCGTTCGAGGTAGAACGGGCAAACCTTGATCCTCACGTTTACTTGAAACTCCACGCCTTTACCTTCATTTCGCCTGTCGTACCTGCGTATGATCGCCTGTCCTCCAAGGGAACGTACCAAAAGGGCAATGTCACGTGCCATGCCATAGGAAAGGGTACTGTAGGTGATCCTGTTTTTCTTTCCCGATCCATCTGTATCCATCAAACCGCGTAAGAGGTCGATGCGCTGTTCCACCGATCCGTGCATGTATTCGTATGGTATGAATTTCTCTACACTCGGTTTGTCTGCTTTGAGCCGTTTGATCTCTTGGTAAAAACGATTTTCGTGGACTGTCGGATTCTTTGTAATGTTGTATCGCGGACACGTGGCGTAATCGTCCCGTATCAATAGCATGTCGCCGGGTAAAAGTTTTCTTACCCTTTCGGCAATAGCCACATCCATATCCGGTGTAGAGAAAGACAGTTTTCCGTTACCACCGCAAAGATGGCCGTCTCCCAAAAGTACCCCCATGATGTAAGGATGGATGATGTATAATCTTTCCTTGTACTTCACAGGTTCACACATTGGGATTTCCCATTTCCGTCTTGTATGGTTATGGCCAAAACCTTTCAGGTTGTAGGTTACGCCGGAATCCATGATCTCCTGTGTTGTCTTGGTGATCCATCCTTTCCCCTTTCTTCTACGGTTGACATCTCGGACACACCACAGATGTTCTGGCCCGCATTCACAGGATACGCCATCAGAGAACGTAACTTTGAACACGCGGCGTTCTTTTTGTGGAAACACGCCGCTTACGGCATATACATTTCCGTCCCTGCCGAATATCTCGTCTCCAATTTGTAACTCTCCGATCCGTCTGAAGCTGTTTGGAGTAGCCACGTAACTACTGACCGGTTGTTGTTTACCAAGTCCCATATCGTCTCCATTGATAAACCGTTTCAGTTGCAAGCCTCGTGCAATTCCTTGCAGTTGATAGGGGTAAGGCTGTACTTTCAGTCCATGTTCTCCGTCTAGTTCCGGCATTTCCGGTATTTGAAAAGCAACATCCTCCTCTGTCTGTGATTGTGCAATCGTTCCCCATTGTACCGGTTCGAAATGGCGGACGTAATAAGTCAATTGATCCAATTCTGCTTTGCATTTGTTGGTTGCCGGAATCAGCCATGCGCCCGTTTGTTTGTCCCACCAGCGGATGGAAACAGAGCTTTTCAGCTTGTCTACAACCTGCTGGCGGTATCTGTCAAACTTCACCGCATAACATTGCCCTTTTTCTGTATTTTGCAGTGTAATTGTCATAGTGGTAGGTGTTATGCAAATTCGTCAAACGCTTTTATCTCTTCGGCGACATCCTCCATTTCTGCTTTTTTCTTGCGGCCGCGTTTCTTCGGCTTCGGCTCTGCTTCTCCGGTAATATCTGCTTCTTCGGGAACATCGAAATCGAACGATTCTTGTTTGATTCCATATTTTCCGCCGAACAGGTAAGCGTCCACTTCGTAGTCAAGTCGGCTGACCGCCTGTTTTAAAGCATCTCCATACGGATATCCCTCGCCGGATTCGTCTTCGAATTTTGTAAACGGGACGGAAAGGTTAAGGACTTGTCCGCTTTTCAATAGCTTTTGTGCCTGGATAGAAACACCGGCCGATTCGTCTGATCCACCTTTGCTATACCCCGTGACAACGATATTTTTCAGTTTCTCATTCAGATCATCATCCGAAGGATTTTCGATATTTACAACTCCGGCTTCTTGCATTTCGCAAATCTTGACGGCATGAGTCTTTAACAAACTCATGGCATATAACAGGTCCGGATGAACGAATTGCTGGGATGATTTGGTTACTTCGTTCTTGTAGTTTGCTTCTACAAATCGCTCTGTATAATCTGCCGTTACCTGGTTGTTCTTGAGCTTAACTTTTTGAATTTCATACACAGGTTGTTCTTTTACTAATTCATCTTCCATACTTTTTAAAATTTAGGATTGTTATAACTTTGGGGCGCTAAGGCCATTTCTGCTTTTGCTTTACTGATTACAGTGCGACACCATTCCAGTTGATGAGTCGCGGTCCGGTTCAAACGCTCACACCAATCGACAAGATATTGTTCATCTTTGCACAGACTGTCAATGATAGCATTTACTGCCTTGGAGGTAGCCCCGGCACGTGAGGCTGTTTCCCGTAACGTATCGAAGACTTCCGATTTCTTTTTCCCGTTCAGATGGTATTTGGCATCTGCTAACAGTTTCCCGGTCCGGGCGATATAGACGGCAAGGTCGTTTCCACGTAGGACAGCTTCTTGGACTTCTTCACTCATGGTAATATTCAGATAGGAATCAATAGCTGCCAACTCGTTGGATATTTTATCTATGGGTGTGATGTTTAAATTCATGTCTGTTTGTCTTTAAAATATATCTTCCGAAAAAAAGGATATCCTATTTATTTTCAACCGAACAGCATCCACCACCGGAAGGCAAGTTCTTCGTATTTTTCTTTACCTTTCTGGTAAATCGTATCGCCTCGTTTAATGAATGCTTTGAACACTTTTTGATTTTTCTTGGAGATACCATAGATGAAATCCTGCCGACTGCCTGCGATATCCATATACCAGGCGCGGGAACGGTCCCAATCGAAAAAGTCAATAGCTTCATCGAATTGTTTTTGTGTGCTGGCAAAAGTGCTTTTCAGGTCTCCCCCAAATCCGTAGGTCGGAAGCCACCAGTCCCATTTGCACCGGGTATCGAGCGTGTATTTGAAGTTGCCATATTGGAAACATTGGTTCTTATTGACCATGAATCGTTGAGTTTCCGCCTTAGCAAGCACTTGGGCCAGGAAAGGATCGTGTCGGGCTTCCATGCGGAGGGACTTCTTCATGGCTTCTGCCAGTTCCCAATCCTCGCCGGAATACAATATATCGTCCACCATGCGTTTGTCATACCTGACCCTTTCCGGTTCGGTAATCATCGCATCGATTAGGCTGCCGAATTTGAAGGCTTTCTCCTTATCCCCGTATTGGGTACGGGGATAGAGGAGGTTCTTTAGTTCCGTAAGGTCCGAGTTACTAACCTCCGACCGTTGGTAATACGTATCTTGCATCTTCTTCCTTGAGTTTTAGATATTCAATGACTGCAAAGTCAAATTCGAAATTGTAGGTGTTATCCATCAGCCACCGGAACCATTTGCGGCCCTCTTCCGTATCGAGAATCTTTTTCAGAATACTTGGCTCGCGTCTGTATTTTCCGAAGTTTATCCATGAGGACAGATAGAGTTTCTTTTTCATATCATTTGGCTGTTACATCATCGATATACTTTACATATGCGGATTGGATTTGCTCTCCGTCCTTATTCACAACTTTCTCGCAGTAGGTAATCATCTTCTTATGTACCTTCTCTAGATCCTCCATGCTCATATTGATTCCTTCGCGCATGAACCACATCTGATATACCTGCATGAATCCTTGTGGATTGGTTATCTGGATCTTCTTCTTGACCTTGGCTTTCGTTGGAGTAGGGGACATGCTGGCTGCTGAGAAATCAAATGCTGCCTGTACTTCGGCAGCAGACTTTTCAGCAGCCGCTTTGGCCTTAGCCTCTTCTTCCCGGCGTTTGCGTTCTTCTTCCTGCTTTTTTCTTTCTTCCGCTTCCTGTTGTTTTCGCTCTTCTTCCATACGGGCAGCTTCAACCGCATTGGTACGGCGTAGCTCTTCCTGTTCTTCCAGTTGTTTGCGGAGGCTGGGGAGTTTGTCGATCAAATCCTGCTTTGTACCCTCTATTTCAAAACGGTAACGTTCTGTAAAATCTTTCTTCTTTTGTATAGCGACTTCATTTTTTATTGCTTTACGGGTTTCTGCGTCCATATAGAAGGTTTGTTTGTTGTCAGAAACGTTTTCTACAAAAGCACTCCAGGAGAAATTTATACTTGTTTCGGATATTCGTCGGCATACATCGTTGTAGGTAGCGAGAGTAGTGCGGTTGAACATGCTGTTTAGTGCATTGATATGCTTTTCAACGTATGCGGCATACGCTGTATCCAACATGACAGAGATATCCGATCGGTATTGAGCCTTTTCGTTCTCCAACATCTGTTTACGGCGAGCTTCCTCTTCCCGTCGTTTTTGTTCGGCAATCTTCTTGGCCGCGTATTTGTTACGGGCCTGTTGGAGCTTATAAGGAATAGTGGTGACCGATTTGACGTCGATAGCCGATTCCAAAGAGGTAAAAGACTTGCTGACCGTAGCCAGAAGTTGCGTCAATGGCTTACGACGCTTGTTCATGTTTTCTATTGTTATTTTCGTCTTTGCCAAATACTCTGAGACCTTCGCATCCAGTTCATCCGAGCTAATACCTCCTTCCGCTTCAATGGTGTCCAGAAGTGTTTGTCCGGCTTGGTTACATGTCGATACGGAAGTTTGGTTGCGTTGCAAGGTGGCAGGAGCCGATTGCATGATCTGATTGAATTCTTCCACTTTAATAAGAGAATTGTTAGCTTGTGTATCCATTGTGATAAATTTTTAAGTGATTGATCGAGTTTATTAAAATCCGGCGTCTTCATCTTCCTGTGATATTGGGGTTGTTATACCTGATGCGGGTACCGGTTCCGCTTGTGGTTGCTCTCCGAATTCCTGTAAAGGGTTTTCCGATTGAGGTTGGAGGGCTTGTGGCTGCTGTCCGGGTTGATTGGGCTGAATAACGGTTGTTTGTTCTAATCCGTAGTCAATATCCTGCGGTTCTTCTTGAGTTTCGAATACAGTAAACTTTCCGGTCCGGACTTTGGGATATCCGTCGAATGCGTGTTTAATCAGTTTGCTTTCCAAGAACCCAGGATCGATACCGCCTTCGTTTGAAGTATAGAGGGCATTCGCCTTACCTTCTTTTTGACGGGTTTGCGGATTCCAACGTTGGTTGTTTTTGTAGCTGTACGCCTCTAAGCGTTTGATATCACCCTCCATCATCCAATGCCAGTCTACAGTCCCATCGGCGCGGACAATACGGATAAAACCACCGATCACCTTATTTGATTTGCGGGGACAGGCCGCCTGATAGGTAACGGTCTTTACTCCGTCAACCAATCCCGGTGAGAATGTGTCACCTTCATAGCAAACAACCGGATTATCTACATACCGGACCTGTCCGGCACGCTGGCGCATAACCAATTCCCCATAACCGGTGATGGAAAGGTAAGCACGCAGTTCATAGATATCGTTGCCATTGTTGTCCTTATAGCCGGTCTTCGTGCTGCGGGGGAGAATATAGCAGTGGGGGCGTCCTGTGGGATCAAGAGACAGGCCGTTTACGGCAATATCTAAGAAACAGCCGTACAGGGACAGGGGAGAACATCTTTGCAGTTCCGGCTTGTCTTGTAAGATTTTCCGGAAGTTGAATTTTTCCTTTTCATAAATCTGTGCTCCTTGGCTGGTTCCCCAGATCGCATTGTACATGAGTATGAACTTCTGTTCAACCCGGCTATCATCCGCTATCATGAGCGGATTTAGCTGATTTAGTTCAGCTACTTTAATTTGAATTTGATTTGACATGATTCTATTGTTTAAAAATTAATTACCAATGTTTCTTTATCGTGTAAACCATTGCCACGCAACCAGATGCCGTAACTATATGCTGGAAATACCCCAAGCAAATAGCGATAATACCAAGTATGGCAAGCGTTCCAAACAGGATGTAAAATCCCCACCTCGCTATTTGAGCGAGTTTCCAGTAATTTGTTTTCATACATCAATGATTAATTGGCAAAAGCCGTTTACTTGTCTTTGAAATAGCGAGTTGGATTTATATTGTAAACATCCTCCGATAACCCTTTATCTGGAGTGCCTTGCCGTGTTAATAATTCATTTAGTAATCGTATGGATCCAGAGCGCATTTATACAAGTCTTCCAACCTGTATTCGATTTTGCCTGGCCGTTTGTAACGCTGTAAAGTACCTTCTGATACCCATCGTTCCACATTCTGCCGTCCAAAGCGGATATGTGCTTCCTTTTGTCCGATAAACTCTCTGGTACCGGCTTGTATCTTGGTGATTTGCCAAGCGAGGTATTCAAGTTCGATTTTCCGAAAAGAAGGAATGTTTGGATAGGTTGTGTCGGTCTGCATGATTATTCGCTTTTAAAAAGATTCTTTTCGTTTGCATATCGCATAAACTCCGCCATAGAGTGTATCGAGAGTTTTCGGAACACGTTCTTCCGATGATTCTTTACGGTGTGGGACGATATAAAAAGCGCTTCCGCAATCTCTTCGTCTTTCTTGCCATAGTAGCAAAGCTCCATTACCCGAAGTTGACAATCTGAAAGTGTACTGTTGAACTTCGGTTCACAGATTTTCTTGAAGCCATCGCATTCCCCACGCAGCGGACAACCGACAAATTCAAACTTGAAGTTCCAGTTCTCATCAATATCGATCATATTGTCATACAACCCGAAGTTGCATTTGATAAATCGGCGTACAGCCAAGAAATCCCGATAGCATTTATTTCCATCGTAACGGGCGTAATATTTACGGAGTGCCGTGTAAGCTTCCGGATAAAACTCTTCCAGCACCTCTAGAAAACGCTGAATAAAGTCGGTATCCGATTCCTTTAACTGGCGCTCCGGCTGTCCCTGTTCTTTGATGATTACTTCACCGGATGGAGTGGTATAGAATTCTATTGCATGCATGATTCTCCCTCCGGAAAAAGAATTTCTATAGGTGCGCCTAATTCTTTAGATATAGCCTTTTTGCAAAGCTTATCGGGGCTGAATGTGCCTCTTAACCAATTGTAAACAGTTTGTTCGGTACGCTCTGTTGCATTAGCAATCCGGCGAACGAACTCCTGCTTGGGCGTTGGGATTTTATCAAGTGCTTCGTATCTGTCTTTGAAAGACAGCTCACTTGCTCCATGACTTTGTAGGGTTAATTTTTCCATTTTTTACCTCCTTACATTATTATATA